GTATTCCAGTTTGTTTCCTGTTTTAATCACAATCTCTTTCTTTTCAAACATCTCCAAGAGGCCACTGTATGGATCCATGCCTGTCTCGTATGGGATTTTGATTTGAACACCCTCAAACGGTTTGCTGTATCGTGACTTCATCACTTTACAGGCCGCTCTGATACCTCTTACATCAGATACTTTATTACCATCTTCATCCTCTTTTAATTTGAGTTTCTTCATGGCAACAACAATACTTGATGCATATATAAACCCTTGGCCACCACTGATCTTATCATCAGGATCAAACATATCTTGCGATGCATAAGTGTGGTTTGTGGCTATAAGGGCTATTGGAAAAGGAGCAATTTGGTTAACTGTGTTTCTAACCAAGGCTGTTAATGCCTTAGGTTTTCTACCCATATCACCTTTCATGTCTCCTTTCTGAAACTGATCTACATCAGTCGGAGTTAGAAGCATACCCAAACTGTCTATAACAAATACCAGTTTAGGTTGCTCTTCGTATGGCAGATCGCCATAGTTTGCTTTATAGTCTTTCATAAACTCTGATATTGTTTTAGCAACATCGTCAATCATTGAAACACTAATTCTCAAAAGTTTTTCTGGTGATGTATCTACATTCAACGCCTGTAGCCATTGTTCATCAAGTGCGTTCTCTGAGTCAAACAACACAACTTGACATCCCATATCCTGTGCGGATTTAACTAGGTTACCAGAACAAATAAAACTTTTACCAGAACCGGACTCACCAGCAAATACAGATACCTTACCAAGTGGAACACCTTTATTAAAGTCACCACTAATAAGATAATTTAGTGTATGGTTTCCTGTGCTAATCCAATCCTGTGGATCGTGGAATCCTGCACTGATACCACTGATTGATTTAGTGATGCCAGTACGGAACTTAGTTAAGTCAAAAGGTTTCTGCATGATTCCTCCTTATGACTGTCTATTTCTGATCATGTTCAGAATGTCGTCTGCTGATTTTTTACCAGTATCTGCTTCTGCTGTTGCAGGTGCAGGTGCAGGTGTTGTTTCAGCAACAGGTTCTGTCACAGTTGCTTCTGCTTGTGCAGGAGCAGTTACAGGAGCCACACTCTCTGTTGCAGGCTGTTGTACTGCTGGAGCAGGTTGAGCCTGTGCCACTGTAGTTTGTGTACTTGTTCCTGTATCAAGTCCATAGGGTTTGTAAAACGTACCCCACCTTGCAGGGTCATATAATTCACCATCTACACTTGCCTGGAACATTTCTGCTATTGCTTGAACACCTTCTGCTGTTGGTTTAGCAGGGAGGAAGTCATTTAAATTAAATAGTCCATTTGAGTCAATTGCCGCAAGTTGTTCTTCAGTAAGAGCACTTTCTTTTCTTGCCCACTTACTTGTGGAATAGTCTGCGTATTGACCTTTTGTAGTTTTTGCTAAACGGAAGTCTGTACCATTAACATAATCAGTTGGTAGGTTTTCCATTTCTGGATCCATTAATGCTGATTTAATAATGTTAAAAATTTGAGGGCCAATCACAAATCTTCTAATTGGATTCTCAGGTGTTTCTTCATTAAGAGGATTTTCGTTTACAAAGCCTTGGAAAATGTAACTTCTTTTCTTCCAATACTTTCTTCCCATGTCTTCTAATGAAGGATCTTTAAACCAAGGTCTTACCTCAGTTAAAATAGGACAAGTTTCATTAAACATTTCCATACAAGGAACTTGTACAGTAACTGGTTTTGCGTCACCTCCTACAACTCCTGGGAATGTTAATCTTATCATTTGTCGTTCTACCCAAAAGAACGTGTTATTTGGATCACTGTCAGGAAGGAATCTTAGTACTGTACTAGTACCTTCATCTATGTTCCAAAAAGGGTAAATTGCTTTATCGCTTTGAGCTGGGGAACTACTGCTGGATTTGGTATCCATTGATTGTAGTTTTGCTCTTATTTCTGCTAATGAGGCCATAATGTTTTCTCCTTTGTTTATGCCATGTTCGTAATACATTCATATTACTGTGCCTTAATTATATTGCCATGATGTAAAAATGTCAAGTACTTTTTTACAACTATTAGCCATTTCCGGCTAACAAATTTATTTATCTATTATGTGTGTTTTTACTGTGTAAATTGGTCCAAAAATGCTTCGTATGTTTCTGCTACATCCACTGG